ACCTTCTCTCTTTAAGAGACGCTCTCAGGTATCCCCATCGGTATGGGCTATGGTCTACCAGCAAGAAGATGTCACCGAAGACTCAATCTTTTCTCCCTCCTGTGTCGCAGGTTCCGTCAACGGAATGCGAAAACGAGGTCCACTAAAGGCTGGAGTACCTGGACACCCAACGCACCTAGAAGGTGCATATACAGTTATTGGACTTGACCCTGCTATGGCAGGTGCAACAGGTGCGGTTGTTTGTACCTACAACAAGTCTGACGGAAAAATTTATGTTTTGGATTGCGTCAATATGACCGAGCCATCACCGCAAAAGATTCAAGACCTAATTGAAGAATGGGTTGAGAAGTACAAGCCACAAGAACTGCGTATTGAAATCAACGCACACCAGAAGGCTTATGCATTAGATGACAAACTGCGTAACTATCTAGCAATCCACGGATGTCAACTTAACTCACACTTTACTGGCAAGAATAAGTGGGACACATCATTTGGTGTAGCGTCAATGGCTTCACTATTTGGCAACACACGAGATGGACGATTCCAAGATAACAACATCATCGAACTTCCAAGCAATGAAGGCTCTGAAGGTCTAAAGACTTTAGTACAAGAACTCATCACCTGGAAGCCTGACACTAAGAATCCAACCGACTGCGTTATGGCATTATGGTTTGCAATCATTCGCATCCGTGAATTAATGCAACGCTCTTCAAAGGTAGGACAGTTTGCTCAGAATCGTTGGGCAACCCAAGCACAAATTAACCAACGCCAATCCATTAACTTGGATGAAGCCTTCTCATCCCAATGGTCAGACCAATATAGTTAGGACAACAATGGCATTATCAATAGAGCAGGTAGTAGCACGGGTTGAATCCCTGCGCTACCGTAATCACGAACGTGATGCCCGTAACCTTGACGTACTTGCTGTCCGTAAGGGAAAGATTGCTCAGGTTTATCCTAACTTCTTTCCAGAGGGCGTTGATGCAAACGTAGTAGCAAACTTTATTGACATTGTTGCACGTGACTTATCTGAAGTTATGGCTCCGCTTCCAGCGGTTAACTGCTCTGCAGCCAATCAAGTATCTGATAGAGCACGTACCTTTGCTGACAAGCGCACTCGTATTGCCTCTAACTACTTCCAACACTCAGACCTAGCAGTACAGATGTACTCAGGTGCTGACTGGTACTTAACATATGGATTCGTCCCTTTCATTATTGAATTAGACGATGAAGCAAAACTGCCACGTATCCGCGTAGAAAATCCAATTGGGGCTTACCCAGAATTTGACCGCTACGGACGTTGTGTGGCATTTGCTAAGAGATACTCTATGACACTTGGTGAACTGGTATCTCAGTTCCCAGAGTATGATAGAGAACTTCTTGGACAAGAAGGCTATAAGCAAGACCTGAATGCAACAATTGAGATGGTTCGTTATTACGATAAAGACCAATCTATAATTTATGTACCACGTAGAGAGAATTTAATTCTTTCTCAGGCTGCTAACCCTCTTGGTAAGATGATGGTTGTTGTTGCACGTAAGCCATCCATTGATGGTGAACTACGTGGACAGTTCGATGACGTGCTTGGTATCCAGTTACTGCGTAACCGATTTGCATTACTTGCAATGGAAGCAGCAGAAAAATCTGTACAGGCACCTATCGTACTTCCACAGGATGTGCAAGAACTACAACTTGGTGGAGATGCGGTTATCCGTACAGCCAACCCAGCAGGGGTTCGCCGTGTAGAACTGACACTGCCACAAGGTGCATTCACTGAGCAAAACATTCTTAATCAAGAACTTCGTGTTGGTACACGTTACCCTGAATCTCGTACTGGAAACATCAGCCAATCAGTTGTTACTGGTCAAGGTGTTCAGGCTCTTATGGGAGCATTTGATACACAGGTTAAATCTGCACAAGCAATCTTTGCTGCAACCCTTCGGGACATTATTCAAATTTGCTTTAATGTAGATGAAGTAATCTATCCAGAAGAAAAAACAATTCGTGGAGTAGATTCGGGTTCACCTTATGAGATTACATACAAGCCAACTAAAGACATCAAAAATGATTACTCCGCTGATGTTCGCTACGGTATGCTTGCTGGTCTTAACCCAGCGCAAGGTCTTATCTTTATGCTTCAAGCACTTGGAGGAAAACTCATCAGCCGAGATATGGCTATGAGAGAACTACCATTTACAGTTAACGTAACACAAGAATTAGAAAAAATTGAAATCGAGGATATGCGCGGTGCGCTACTTGGTTCACTTACGGCATACACACAGGCAATCCCACAGATGGCAGCATCTGGTGGAGATGCATCTGAAGTCGTACGTAAGATTGCTGCGGTTATCAAGGCTCGTCAAAAGGGTCAAGCACTAGAAGACGCAATTGAAGCCACATTCACTCCACAGCAACAGGTCCCTCCTGCTGGGGCACCACAATCGGTTGAGCAAATGTCCCCTGCTCCTGAGGCTGCTCCAGCAGGAGGCGCTCCTTCGCCAGAAATAGCAACACAGCAGCCAGCAATAGAAGATATTCAACCTCAACAACGTCCAGATATTCAAACATTAATCTCATCACTTACATCAAGTGGTAAAGGTTCGGCAAGAGTAGCAACTACGAGTACACGTAGATAATAAAGGCAGGGACAATGACAACAATCTTAGGCGTACAGAACGCAGATGGTTGCGTCATAGCAAGTGATTCACGTGTAGCAGAGGGTGGAAAAGTTTATACACACCCTGAGATGGTTAAAGCAATTGAACGTGGCAATTACATTGTCGCAGGTGCTGGAGACTATCGAGCATTACAAGTTGTGTTACACGGGTGGAACCCACCAATGGTCACGGCAAAAGCAAAACAAAATCTTTATGAGTTTGTAATTAACAAAGTAGCACCATCACTTAAGACAACATTAGTTGATGCTGGTATTGATTTTAACAAAGGCTCAAATGATGATGACAATAAGTTTGAATTACAACTACTTATTGGAATTAATGGAACTATATTTGAAATTGATAGCGACTTTGCAGTTGCTATGAACAACACAGGATTTTATGCAATTGGCTCAGGCGGAGATTACGCACTAGGTGCACTCCACGCTGGAGTATCTGTATTAGATGCAATGAGAATTGCAGCAATCAATAACAATGGAACATCTGCTCCATTTCATATTCTTGAACAAGAAACTAAGTAGGAGGCGCAATGACAACAGCACAAGAAAATCGTGGTGGTCCTAATGGCGGTCCTCAGTACAATCCTGCAAATGTTTCAGGGGTAGGCGGAGCAGGTCAAAGCGGAGTTGGTGACCTTAATTACACAGGTCTTCCTTATGGGCAGAATCAAGAAGTTAACCAAGGTCGCGTAGCGGGTAATGCTGCAGTTGCATCTACTCAGACTGTTGCAACAATGCCTTCTTTGCCAGACATTACTCCAATTACTGCGATGTCTGAAAACCCTAACCGCCCAATTACTTATGGTATGCCATTTGGAGACGGAGCAGGTCGTGAAGTTAATCCTTTGCCAGTTAAGATTCCTTACGAGGGTGACCCATCAGTTGATGTTATTCGTGCCCTATATGCACAGAATCCGCGCAATGAAGATTTGCGCTACATAGTAGAAACTATTGATGCTCGACAGCAAGCGGGTACCTAGTGCGTCCAAAGTACATTTTTAATAATGGAAAACTAGATGTTAGTAACCGCGTAAGCGAAGTATTAACTGAAGAAGATTACAAAGCACAGGCTGCTTTTGCTCAGGCTTCTGCTGTTAATCCAGTTCAGGCTGCAACGATTGTCAAAAATGCACAAGGAAACCTTATGTCTCCTGGCGTTCTTACATCATTGTCTAACCTTAGTGTTGACGCACAAAGTGGTGTTGCAAAAAGCATTGCTCAGATTGATGCAGATACTCGTGAAGCACGTATGGCTGACCAAAAGGCTATAGCCCAAAAGCGCAAGCAAGAAGAATTTGATGCAACTAAGCGTGGTACTTTTTGGCGTGGAGTCAAGGGAGCCGTCAAGGGTGCTACTACTATCCTTGCTGTTCCATTTCAAACCATTAATGCAACATATCGAAACGTTCTTAATGAAGTCGAAGACCGTGGAGTAGTTAGCGGTGTGGCTACTGGGTTAAATATGAACCCATTTATTAGCGCCGAAGAAAAAGGAAAAGTTGCTACAAACATAACCAACCAGGTTGTTGTTGGTAAAATATTTAATGACAGCGTTGATAAAATTAAAGCAAAGCAAAACCCATTTATTAACATTGATACTGGTAAAGGATTCTTTGTATCTGAAGAAACAGGCGTTGGACACGCTGTTCGTCAGGCATCACTTGATGCAGCAAAGATTGCTGTTCGTGATTCAAAAGGAAAAGTTATTGGCTATCAGCCACGTTCATTCTTTGGCGATTCAGTTTATGCTGTATCTCCAGTAGGAAGTCCTGAAACAAAATGGGGCGCAGTAATCTACCTTGCTGCAGATATTGCAGGTTCATTCTTAACTGACCCAGGCATTGCTAAGGCACAAAGAATAAAAGAACTACGCAAACTTGCAAAGCAAGAGCGTGTTGCTGGCGCTATGGGTGTTGCTGCAAGGTTTGAACAAGAAGCAGCAGTTCTCGAAGAAGCCTTGAAAAAAGAAAGTGTTGCTCGTAAGGCTGCAGTAAAGCAAGCAGATGCAATTAAAAACTCTAAACTTGGTGACTTTAAGCAACAAGCAGTAGATGCTCGCAATGCTTGGTCTGGTAAAGCAGAAGATGCAATCAAAGCAAACACATCTGTCCGTGCTGCACAAGGTCGACTGGATGAAATTGTTGCTATCGAAGCAAAGTCACAGCAAGAAATTGCCGATGCTACTGCTGCACTTAAAGAACTTACTGCTACTGCTAAGGCTCCCGTTACTATTGCTCGTGCAGAAAGTGCAATTGCAAAGCAGACAAAGATTCTTGACCAACTTCAGGCTGACAAAGCAGAAGCATTAGCCGCTGGTCGCATCGCTATGACAACTGATGATGAGTTTGCTCAGTTGAATAATACAATTGAAACACTTAAGACACGACTTGCTGAAGCACAAGCACTTGCTAAAAATGATATTCCTACAGATGACATACTTGTTGCTGCTAAACAAGCGGTAGATTCTGCCAAGCGTCGTCTTGCAGAGGCTAAAGAAGCCAAGGCTTACTCAGTAAAGCAGGTAGCAGAGCGCACACGTAATGCAAAGATTACTGCCCGTTACCGTGAAGTTGCTGCTCGTGACTCAGTTAAGAAGTCAACCGCTGAGAAGAGTCTATCTCGTGTACTCGATGATGCTACATCAACTCTTGACGAAAAGTTAAATGCTTGGGAGAGCGCCGTGCGTGAGCGCACAGGAGTCGCTAACTCATTTGAACGCAGTGGACTTGACTACCAGAAGATTGCCGAGTTTCTTACAGGCGGATATGGAACGATTGCTGTTGACCGTCTAGTCGATATGACTGACTGGAAAGTAATCTGGCGTAAATCAGGTGGACGTATCGATTCAGATACTGCACGTGGACTTGCTGCAGCGACTAACAAAGAAGAAGTTGTTGACATCCTTGCTCCTTATATTAAAAGGGGCGATGTTATGGAAGGCGCACTGCGCCCAGGAATTGTTGAACGTTCAGGCGCACGCATTGCTGACCGTACTCAGTTTGCAGCACCACTAGGAAAGTATCTAGTTGGAGTTGGAGCACGTGTTGAGTCACGTATTAATGAGCATAAAAGAACTGCTGCAGTATTTGAAGCAGCACTTTCTGGCTCTGCAAAGGTTAAAGATTTTGTATCACGTGAGTACAAGACTAAAGTTAAGTCTGGTTCTATCATTAACATCCACGATAGAGAAGAAATGCTTCGAGCAGCAGAAGACTTTGGCGTTGCAGCCAAGTTAAACAAGGCTGTGTTAGATAATATTATTGAAGAAATTGCTACTGCACCATCTGCATCAGTTGCTGGTTACGCTGCATCTGTTAAATTGCTAGAGGCAGTATTTCAACAAAGTGCAGCCAAGGTTCCTGAGTACCTACAGCCAGCGTTCCGCAAGGCTACAACAGCATTTAAGGATAGCAACGAACTAATGTCCAACTACTGGGCAACTCGTCACGCTGCAGGTGCTGAACTCAAGTACCTAACCCTTAAGGGCGAGCAGATAACTTTGCAAGGTCCACACCTTGGTTCTGAACTATTGAACTCAACTATCTATTTACCACCTACTAAAGAAATTTTAAGCCTAACTTCTAAGTTATCTAAGTCAAAGATTCTTGGTAAGTCAACAGAGTATGCAGATATTGCCATCAATGATTTTTGGAAGAACCTACAGTTGGTACGCCCTGCCTATATCATTCGTAACATTGCCGAAGAACAGATTCGCGTATTCGGTACTGGACATATTTCATTCTTCAATAACCCAGGTATGGCAGTTGCTATGTGGCTTGGACGCGAAGATGGTGGTGTCTTAAGACGCACACTCAATCAGTTTGATACATATCGTCACACAGTATTCAACGAATCATTTTCTAGTGGAGATGACATTGCTGACGTGCTTGACGAAACCCTTGGTCACAATATGAAGAACTCATATGTTAACCTGATGACTGCTAACCGCACAGGTGCATTTGATGACCGTGCTATCAAGGTGCTTCAGTTCAAAGGTGTTGGTAAAGTTCCATTCGGACACAAGCGTTTCTTTGATGGTTTAGCCAACTCATTACGTATCCTTAACTCAGATGAGACATCACGTGTTGTTGCTGGGTATAACCCACCTGCGGTTGCTCAGGCAATTGCTAATGGCGCTAAGCGCGAAGATGCAGTCGTTGATTATTTATTGACTGGCGGTGGAAGAAAGTCACTAGATAACTTTGCATCCGCACAAAGCGATGAGGTTGCTGCGTTCTTACGCTCACCTGAAGGATTACGTGAATATTTGTACACAGGAAAGTCTGCCAAAGATGGTAAAGACATTTCAGTCCTTGCTCGCGTTAACGAAGCAGCAGGTGGAAACAGGTCTTTGTTAGAAATGATTGCAACTGGTAGGGCAACTGTTGCTGGTATTGTGTACAGAATCCCACGCGCTAGTGATGAGGCTACAAATTCTATTCAAAATGCTAAGGCAATGCGTTCTGGCAAGAAGACATTACTAGCAAAGCAAGAAGAATTTGCTAAAACCCTTCGTGATACATTTAGTAAGGCTGGAAACTGGGACAATGTTGAGATGAATGTCCCAACACGTAACCAGGCTTACATCGAAGGCGCACAAGATAAGCGCAGTTTCGTAGATATGTTCTTTGAGAAGGCTACAGAGTTTGAAAAAAACTCAACCTTTGGTCCAGAGTTCCGTCAAGCATACTGGGAGGCTATCAATACATTAGCCAAAGCACTAGATGCTGACGCTGTAAAGGCATTAGAAGGAGTCGCAGAGAACTCACTAAAGCCATTGGTATTCCGAGGTAAGAACATTGGTTCAAAGCATCCAGTATGGAGCGCATTCAAGGCTTCAGACGGTACTGGTTCAATAACATTAAAGGAAGCACACGAGTATGCAGATACTTTTGCCCGTAATAAGGTTAAGGGTCTGTTCTACAACGCACAAGAGAAGCGTCTTATCTTCCATCAGTTGCGACTTGTTGCTCCATTTGCTAACGCTTGGGAAGATACGATTCGTAAGTGGTCTGAGATTGGTCTTGAGAACCCTGGTCAACTATACAAGGGTGTTAAAACACTTGAATGGCTACAAAATCCAGAGTCATCTGCTAT